TCATGGGAGTAAAAGTCTCGTCTGGAGACTCTTCCTTTGCCGACATCATATCATGATAACACTTTAGAGCCCAAATTCCAATCATTAATGTAGTATAATTATCTCGACGGGCTCTACTAGCGGAAGTATTTCTTTTAAGGTGCTGCGGGAGGTCAAAGGTTTGTGTCCCTTTGGCGGTGCTTTTCACTTCTATAAGGGCACATTGTTTTTTAGTTTGATAGATTAAATTATCTTGCTCTTCTACTAGGTCAAGAATTGTTTCTCCTGTTTTATATTTAAAATCAATTTTTTGATTTGTCATCCTATTAAAAGCCTCTGTCGTTGCCGTGGCTTTTGAAGCGAACCATAACCTTTTATGATCTATAGAAGCTTGTAGATATTCGTTAGCTTTTCTAAGCCAGTTGGAAGTAAATATCTGTTTAAAGCAAATTTTACCATCTTGCTTATTATATTCTTTTCTTGCTCTCCTTATTTCTTTTTCATAATTAACACCCTCTGCATCGCTATTAAATTCAAAGAAACGCAAGTCTTTAGTAAAGAGTCCTGACTCGTTACAGCTATCAATGAATTGAAAACCCGCATTATCAATACAGATCATTTCAAAATCAAAAGCATTACATAAATAATTAAAATATTGTATATGATCTTTAAGATCGCCGCCAGCCACAGCGTAGCCGTGTACTAGTGTATTAGTACCAGCCTCTTGATCTATTTCTATAACAGACATAGCGAAAAAGTCAGAGCTTGGACTGTTAGAGAAGCTGGGGTCAATAGCGCATATATATTTAAAAGCAACATCACCTTTAATTTTTGTAGTTGGATATTCGCCGTCAGGAACTGTACATAGATGCATTTTTTTTGCACTAAAATAAGAATCACTTCCATCAGTAAACTGAGCACAGTATTCCCTCTGAAAAGAAGCGTTAGAGGTTCCACCGTTCCTAGCCTCTTCAATAATGGTAGTATCCACCATTTCTTCGGGCAAAGCTTCGTAACCTAATTGTGATATGAAATAAGAAGAATCAGTTTTTTCTTTGCTGTAAATATTCTGACGCCATTCTTTATAAGTTTTATAAAGATTCTCAAAAGTATAAGAGGCAGAAGAAAGTGCAATCATCTTAGAGTTGTTTTCAAAGACGATCCTATCTTTCTCTTTCATTACCCCTTCTTTGATAAGGCTATCTTCGAGTTCTCTTATCTCTAAGCGTTCTTTCATGTTCTGGGGCGCAACCAAGAAGGGCATTAATACATTATTGATTATATCCTCTGGCAAGAGAAGGTACTCGTCAAGAACTAGTATGTTAGCACGGAAACCACGAATCTTTTCGCCGTTAAGGGGGATTGCTGTAATTGAACCGTTATTAATCTGCCACTCAAACTGATCATTGCGTTTCGCCTTTGAACCAAATGCTTGTGCTAGTAGCTCGGCCCCTTTAGACTCCACCATTTTTTCTAAGTTATTAAAAATAAAACGAGCAGTACGAAAAGTTGGCCCCGCAATCAATATCTTGGTTCCGGGTTCAAAAATGCACTGGAGGAAACAAAAGACTGAAGCAATAAAAGTCTTACCACAACCACGACCAAGAACAAGCATGCTAAAGTTATTATTTAGCATTCCTTTTAGCATTATCTCCTGATAAGGAGCGAGTTTAATGCCCGAGATAAGTTCTGTGGCGAGTCCTAGATTCGCCCTTAGAAATTTAGCCAAAGTAATTTTAGACTCTCTATTTTCGAGCTCCCCCTTAAGAGCTCTGAATTGAGAATTTATATCTTCTAGTTTTTCTTTTTCTTGTGCGTACCACATTATAGAACTTTATTATCGTAACAGTATTGTAAGTCGATATGTTTGTGACTCGCATTTCCTAAAAATATTTTTTCAATGACACGGGAGGCATCGCTTCTATTATTTACAAATAGAAATTGAATATGGGGATAAGCCTGAATCAAATACCTCACATTATGAAATACATATTCAGGGGTTGCTTTTATCTTTCGTGATACTTGGGGTAGGTGGTTAAAAGACCTGCACTTATTAAGATTTTCCTCTACCACCACGATTAATGAAACACCCGCTTCCCCTGCCCTTTCTATCTCGTTGACGAACCTTTTAAAACCCCCGCTTAACGTCCCCACGAAGTCGCTGACGGACTTTCTTTCCACATGACAGCATGCACTAAAGCTCGGATGGCTAAGCGCGTAGTCGCCAAATTTGAGGTTCTTAATTTCAGTTTTAACGCTAAACTTAAGAGGCTTCTGTTCCCTTGTGTCAACATATATTTTAAATTTTTCTTTAATGACTTTTTTATTTAAGACAAAGCTATATTCTTCATTGATTTTCTTGAATCTGTTTATCAGACCTATACTTTTACACAAATCATAATAGTTACCAAACAAGAGATCATAAATCTGAATTGCTGGCATCATTAATGTACGGAGCTCTACTTGCGTGGGCGCAAATATTAAATTCTTTTTTTCTTTTCGGCTTTTAAGTAAGCCCTTACAATATTCCTGAGAAACGTCTTTAGGCTGGCCTTTTAACCAAAGTCTAAGGTTGGTTCGTGAATTAAAATCATTTTCAAAATAATATTCTTTACTTTTAAACTTTATAAGTTTTCCGTCGTGTTTGTCGTGACGTGGGTAGTATGTCTGGTAGTATTCAGCCATCCTCATCTTGTGGGCCTTAAGATGCCCGTGAAGCTGCCTATCCGTCTCAAATTTTTTTTCGCACCCTTTGCAGTTAACCATTTAACACCTCGTCTTCAGTTATCCCTAAAATCCTAGCCTTAACCTCTTCCATGGAAGTAAGTTTTTGGATTTCGTCTTTAACTACTTGTTTTCGTAACTCTGCAAGCTTTATTAGCTTTTCCCTTGATTCTTCTTCCTTCCACATTTGAACTAGATTAATTATACTAGCATTCTCTTTAATTTGATTCTTTAGCCTGTCTGACCTTTTTTCTTTAAGGTCATTAAGTAATTTGTTTTGGCGGCCTACTGATTGGTGGTAATCATTTTGAGCTTTACCGATGGCTTCAACTAAAGACATGGATATCCGTCGCCCATCCGAATCGTTAGCAGAATCATCTAGTAGGTTCTGTAAATGCTCTACCCTTCTTTGTATATTTGAGGCGATAACGACTTCCGAGGCCAACACTATATATTGATCAACTTCTTCCTGCGTAAGATCAGCTTTGTCGTATGTATAGCGGACAAAACTTGATTCATATAAATCTCTATCAATTTGACTCTCAAAATTTCCAATGTGATGCAAGAACCTGTAAGTGTGTAGGTAAGCTATCAAAGCTTCTATTTCTCTTCTTTGCGCTGATGTTATTTTGTCTTTGTCTATTCCATTTAAAACATATTTGTTAATACGTGTTACCATCATACTCATTGTGCGTGGCGGCCTGTACTCTTCAAGCGGAACGGGATTAGCATTAGCGGGTAAGAAGAGAGATTGATTTATATCATTATCTTTTCTAAATTCGGTGACCAAACGGGTTTCTTTATGTAGGTTGGTAAGAGCGCGATCATCAAAGATTATTCTTGCCATATCCTGATCAGTCATAGCATGTCCATTGTTGGTAATAAACTCTTCCATGTCTTTTGTCAGGGATACGTCAGTACGCCCAACATATTCATGCGAGGGTTTCGCTTTGATATCTCTAGACGCTAGAAACCCCTTAAGGCACTTGCCATACTTACTTCTGCCATCCTGATACTTCTCTTCAACATCAGGGAATGCAATTTGCACCATCTCTTTTAAAGAGGGTGGTGCTGTTGGTCGGTTATTCCATTCGTCAATAACTAGCTGCTGTCTTTCTTCCGACATCGACACACCACTATTTTCAAAGATACTCATAGGTAATCTATCTCCCCTTTACTTAAAACTTTTTTTACTTTTTCAATTATTGACTTCTTTATATTTTTTATTTGTTTGTAGCCCGGAATTCTATTTTTTTCTGAGGTTCTATACCCCATAAGTTTTGCAACCTCTTCCTCGCTCTTATGTTCTATATAAAGGTGTCGGTATACTTTCCACTCTATAGGTTTTAGAACTTTCTCCATTTTTTTATGAAGTTGTATCGCGAGTCTCTCGATATCTATGTTATCTCCATTTTTAGAAAAAACTTCTTGGGGGTGATCTTCTAAAGACACTGGGAGCTTTGCGTCGTGAGCAGCTTTCTTGGTTTTTTCCCAGTGAGAGAAAAGGGGGCAGCTAGAGTCTTGTCC